TCTACGATGACAAGGAATATGGCTCGGGATGGGAGGGGCTCGGGATGGGAGGATCATTTCAAGCAGCGGTGCGGAATAAGTGACAGGACTTTGCGTCGCTGGAAGGGGCGTTCAATCCTGCCAGGGCCGGTACGGGCCATGATCCTTGCTCATGAAAAATGCCACCATTACGGGGTTGAGTTCTAGCAGTCTGCTGGCGATGACAAAACTGTCGGACTTGCAATTCGTCAAAAAATGAGATAGCGCTCAATTGTTGGGCCGCGCTGGCCCGGCGAAATGCCCTCCGCGCGCCGTGGAGGCTCAGGTGATGATCAGGGATCGCGATGGTCGCGGCTGATCGCCATTTTTGGAGCCGTCCATGGCAAATACTCTTGCATCGCCCACGATGGGCTTCCAGTCTTTCGGCCGTCAGGAAGGCTCGTCGCCAAGCGACGGCCTAACCCCGGTCTGGATTGCTTCAACCGACCCCGGCACCATCTTCCGTGGCGATGCGGTCGTGACGTCGAGCGGCGGCGGCACCAACCTATCCGGCGCGTACATTACCTCGATCAACAACGGTCCGAACGTCACCTCGACCGGCGTCATGGTCCGGGGTGTTTTCCAGGGCTGTTATCAGTTTCAGCCCAGCGCGGGCCGCGTGGTCTGGAGCAATTTCTACAATGGCGTGGTGACCGGATCGACCGGCGACATCAAGGCCTATGTCATCGACGATCCCGACGTGCAGTTTCTGGTGCAGGCGTCGACCAAGGGCGCGATCACCTCCTCGATGATCGGGCTCAACATCAGCGTCACCTTCAACTCCACCTCTGGCAATACCACCACCGGCTATTCGAACGTGACGGTGGAATCGACGTCGGTCTTGTCGAGCGGTGTGCTGCCGTTCCGCATCGTCGATTTCTATTCGGCCTATGCCCCGCCCGGCGTTCCGGCGGTCGGCACCGCCGCCTTCATCAACGGCACCGACAACACCACTCCGGCGAACATGATCATCGTGCGCCTCAACAACTGCGACCGTCTCAATCTGACGGCGCGCAGCGCGTAGGGAGGACACGTAAATGCCCGTCGCACTCTCGCAAATCAAGGACCTGCTGCTTCCTGGCCTCTGGGGCATCGACGGTCGATACCCGATGATCGAGCGGCAGTGGCCGCAGATTTTCAAGTCGGTCGACAGCAACATGTCGCTGGAACGCCGCGCTGCGATGCGCTTCCTCGGCTATGCGCAGATCAAGAACGAGGGCGGTCCGACCGCGACCGACAACAATTCCGGCCAGCGCTTCATCTACAATGCCCAGCACTTTGAAATCGGGCTGATGTACGCCATCACCCGGCCGGCGATCGACGACAACCTGTACAAGGCGGAGTTCGGCCCCAACAACGACGGCCTGATGGAGGCATTCAAGGAGACCGAGGAGGTCTACGCCGCCAACATCCTCAACACCGCCACCACGTTCAATACCGCGACCCAAGGCGACGGCGTCTCGCTGATCAATACCGCGCACCCGATCGACGGCGGCACCATCGCCAACCAGCCGTCGCCGGATGTGAGCCTCAACGAAACCTCGTTACTCAACTCGGCGATCACGATCCGCTCGACATGGAAGACCAACGCCGGCCTCAAGATTCATGCGCGCGGTCAGAAGCTGGTGATCCCGGCAAGCCTGGAGCCGATCGGCGCGCGGCTATTCCGTTCGGAATTGCGGGTCGGCACCGGCAATAACGATATCAACGCGATCCGGGAAATGGAGCAGTCCTTCAAGGAAGGCTACATGGTCTACGACTACCTGTCGTCTTCGTTCGCGTGGTTCGTGCTGACCAACCATCCGGGGCTGGTGTTCTTCCAGCGCAAGGCGTTCGAGACCGACATGAGCGTCGAGTTCTCGACCGACAACCTCTTGGTCAAGGGGTATCAGCGCTATGTGCCGTCATATTACGATTGGCGTCACATTTACGGAACTTTTCCGACTTCGTGATGGTGGAGGAGTGAATTCATGACCATCACTGCTCTTTCCGGTCCGATCGTTTCCTTCGGCACCACGCCGACGTCGTCGGCTGGCACCGGGCTGCTCGGAGCCGATCTCGAACACAACGAACAGCGGGCGCCGTCGTATTCCGATCTCGGCGATGCCATGCTCGACCCGCGCGTGGCCTATGCCTATCAGCCCGGCTCCGGCGTCACCGCGAAAAGCCTCGGCTTTTTCAACAACACCGGCACGGTCGACTTCGTGCCAGCGTCGATCAATTCCAGCGCGTTCGTGGTCAACACGGCGTCTTCTGGCATATCGACCTTCACGCTCGCCGCCGCGTCCTCGGCCGGCGGCACGTTCTCGACCACCATCATCGCGCCGGAAACCGGCATCGCCACGGGCACGCTGATCTGCATCGATTCCACGGCGACCGTGCTCTCGTTCGGCTCGGCCGGCACCCTGGGCGTATGGAACCCGGCCGCTGGCGCCGGTCGCAACATCACCATCAAGCCGTCGAGCAATCTCGATGGCGGCAGTTATTCGATCGCCGGCCGCGACATCTACGGCTACAAAATGACCGAAACCATCGCGGGCGGCTCGACCAGCCTCGCCGGCAAGAAGGCGTTCAAATACGTTTCCTCGGTCACCAATACCACGACGCCGACCTCGACCGGCATTCTGGTCGGCTTTGGCGATATCTATGGTTTCCCGATGGCGGTGCCGTATGTCGGGCTAAATGCGCAGGTCGGGCTGATTGCCACGACCAATGGCTCGACCGTCAGTGTCGCAAGTCTGCCATCTACGGGAAATACGGTATTGGCATCTACCATCGCCACGCAGACATCGACGACGCCCGACGTGCGTGGCACCTATGCCTCGACCACGGCCTCCAACGGCACTATCCGCCTGCAGATGGTTATTTCGCCGACGGCGGTCAGCATGGCTACAGTCACCTCGACTAACGTCAGCGGCCTATTCGGCGCAACGCAATTCTCGTCGATCTGAGGAGACGACAGATGGACAAGGCAAAGTGCAGGGCGAGTGGCGGTCGCACCGTCTATTCCGGTGCGGGCTCCAATGTCGCCAGGGAAGCCGTCGAGAAAAAGCGCGGCGGCGCGCTCAGCATGAGCGAGAACAGGGGCAAGAGCGTCAAGAAGGCGCGCGGCGGCAGCGTTGGCGCGGACAAGAGCCCGTTCAGTTCGGCCGGCGGCGGGGGTGCCACCAAGCATCCGTTCAGCTCGGCGCATCGGGGGTAGACGCTGAAGGGTTTCCATTGAGATGGGCATGCCGACCGTCATAACGCTATCAAGTGTGGGCACGTCCCGCGCCCTGAACCTTGACTACATGTCCGCGAAATACACCTCATTTGCGGTGACGGGATCAAGTTCGGGGACGTTCTCGGTAACGGTCGAGGGAGCGCTGGACGACTTGCAGCAGGTCTCAGCGGCCAACGTTGTCTGGTTCGCGCTGTCGACGGCGGCGCTCACGGCAAATTCGAGCATCAACCTGTACCAGGGGCCGCTCGGCGGGATACGTCTCAATTCCACTGCGGTGTCGTCCGCAGTGATGTCGCTGCGCGTCATGCAAGGCATCGGCTGGTGATCGCATGACATATTGGGGACATGACGATGATCACCATCATCATCACCACCACGAGCACCACGATCATCATCAACGCCTGACCTGCGTGATGCTGATCATCGACGTGCATCTGCGCCGGCACCAGCGACGCCGGTACATCACCTTCCTCACCGCAAATAGGAGAACTCAATTGAGCAACGTCATCGTCACTGTAGGCCACACCGTCACGTTCTCGCTGGTCTTCCTCGACCAGAACGGCAACCCGATGGTCACCACGCCATTGCCGGATGCGCCGCCAACCTGGACCGACACCACGCCGGCCACCGGCACGCTGACGCCGGCCGCCAGCGGGTTGACCGCGTCCGAACTCACCACGGGCGTCGGGGCGGACACCGTCAATGTTTCGCTCGCTGTCGCGGGAACCAGTTTCTCCGCCTCGATCGACCTGACCGTGCAGGACGTGCCGCAGACCCTGACCAGTGTCCAGATCGCCGCCACCGTCGAATAAGCGTTACTCCCCCGGACTGGCCCCCGCTGCGGCGGGGGTTTCTTTTTGTCCGCGTGATGCTATGAAGGAATGAGAACTCGCTCAATTTTTTGGAGCGCTACGTGCCGGTGATCTATCCCATCCCTGTGCTCAACAACCGCCTGCAGCAGGTGGTGAACGCCATCGATGCCGGTGTCAGCAACGGTTTTCTGAAATTGATCCAACTCGGCGGCGCGGTGGTGGCGTCGTTCCAGCTTTCGCGGCCCTGCGGCACCATTACGGGCGGCGTGCTCTCGTTCTC